TTTGACAATATGACTCATTAATATAACCAAGGACATCATCTGGAATTATTATATCATTATTGCTAAATTTAACTTGTTCTCTAATTTTTGGTAATAAATAATTATTAGCAATTACTGTCTTCTCCTTGCCAGAATAACCCTTTGTTTTAATCCTGTACATTCTGTCTTTCAAAATTGGATTGACTTTTGTCTCATCATTGTAACTGAAGATAAACAAACATTTACTTAGATCAAAATTAATCTCGGCAAAATATTTGTCATGAAATTGTGAATTTTGTGATGTATCTGTTAAATGAGTCAAGATACCAGCAATTTCTTCGCCTCTAGGAGTGTCACTTATCTTATCTAATTCATCAAAATAAATTACTGGATTCATACACTTACTATCAATCAGTATTTGTACAATTTTACCCCAAGTGCTCCCTTCATAAGTGTAACCATGACCTTCTAAGAAACTACTATCTGTAGCACCACCTAGCGCAATGAAAGCAAAAGGTCTATTCAAAATTTTACTAATACCTTCTTTCACCAAACTAGTCTTACCAGTTCCAGGTGGACCATGAATAGCAATGGCAGTTCCAATTGCCTTAGGATTTGTTAGGAGCTGACCCAACATCTGCATTATCTGCATCTTAGCATCATTTAATCCATACACTGCTGAATCTAACGTTTTTTGAGCATTTTCCATAAAATCATGACAACTATCTACACCATTTTCTATACTAATTGGCAACTCTTTATAGCTCGTAAATGGAACCTTCATAAATGTATCAACCCAATTCTTAATTTTATAAAATTCACCGCTTCCTGGCTCCATATATCTTAATGAATTTACTTTTTTCATAGCTGCAGCTTTAAATTCAATAGGAATGTCTGCCTCTAAAAGTGTCATTCTATAAGGCTTTTCAATTCTTGTAATTTTATTTATTTCCCTTAATTCTTTAATTAATTTCTTCTGGTTTTCTGTCTCCAATTTCTCATAGAATGAGAAATCATTCATTGTATTTTTATCTTTAATAATTTTTCTGAAAATTCTCATATTTTTTTCTTTTTGTTTCTTTTCCTTTTTCTCTTTTTTCTTATTTTCCATTTTTATATCTTCTTCGTAAACTTCTATACATTTTTCAATTGATTTATCCTTTGGATTATTTGTTAATAATTCTTTTAGTTGAACAAGAACCTTATTTTTATCTTCTGCTGGTAAGGTTTCTTCAGTTTTTTTAGAGGATTTCTTTTTTGGTTTCACTTCTTCTTCTTCATCTTCTTTATCTTCTTCTTTGACTTTCTTTTTTGATGATTTCTTTGAAGACTTCTTAGGTTTTACTTCCTCTTCCTCTTCCTCTTCCTCTTCCTCTTCCTCTTCCTCTTCCTCTTCAAGTTTCTTTTTTGATGCTTTCTTTGAAGATTTCTTAGATTTTACTTCCTCTTCTTCATAATCTTCTTCATTTGAAGATTCATCTGTAGATACTTCTTCATCTTCATCTTCAGTATTATCATCAGAATCCTCATAATCTTCATAGTCTTCATCCCACTCATCTTCTTCGTCTTCATCTTCATTTTCAGCACCACCAATAGTAAATATAATATTAAATTTACCTGGTTTAGCATTCTTCACTTCATCTTCATCATCTTCATCATCTTCATCATCTTCATCTGTATCTTGAGAACCTAATGATTCAGATTCATCATCTGAAACCTTAATTTTTTTATTTTTTTTAGCCTTTTTGGATTTTTTAAACTTTTTACTTCTAAGTTTGTCATCTTCATCAGATTCTGTCTCGGTTTCCCATTCGTCTTCATTTTCAGATTCTTCAATAACCTTTTTATTTTTTTTATTTTGTTTCTTTTTAGGTTTTACTTGTTTTTCCTCCTCCTCTTCCTCCTCTTCTTCTTCTTCAGCCATTTTTTTCAATTTTTCGCCAGCCTTAATTTTTTTATTCATATGCTTTGAAGGAAATATTTTTTGAACATACTTACGACATTCATGCATATCCATTCCTTCATCATCTGAATCACTACCATTTCCATCTTCACTATCAGATGTTTGATTTTTCTTTCTTTTAAGATTAGCTTCAGCCTTCTTATTAGAATTCTTAAGCTGCTCTCTCTTTGAAATCTGCTTAGTTGAACTGTCGCGTGTCATTCTTATATTATATATCTTATAATTTTAATTTTAAATCAAAATCAATTTTATTTTAATTTAAAATACATATATTCTTACATAGAATTTAACACTAGGAAACCTAAATATACACCAAAAAAATTTTTGGCAAATAAATCTAATATATTATACATAATATTCTTAGTCTTATAATTCATTAATGCTGCTATACCATAAGTAAACCATACTATAAAGAAAAACAAAAATAATCTAAATCCACTTTCAGATAATTTAGCATAATTCTCATAAATTAAATAAAAGTATATCAAAAATGGTATAAATCCAAATAATATTCCGGGTATTTTTGAAATCTTTTTAATTTCTGTTAAATACCCAGATGTTAACATAACAAAATTTAAAAATATTATTGAACCTAAAGTATTTAAATTATCATAAACAATGGTAATTAATGAATCTTTAGTTTTAATATTAGACTCTTCATTCCTTAAATATATTAAATAAACACATAATGTAACAAGCATCGTTGGAGTAGTTAAATACCAGTCATAATATCTATGTGGTGTTATATTAGCAACATATGCTATATTTAATGCTAACCAAATATAAAAAATCCCCTCAACAATTTGTACAATTAGTTCCATTATAAGAATTTGTTTTAGAACTATTAATTTATGTGGAATATTTAATTGAATAACATAGTAATCAAATAAACCAGTAAATACTTGAATTAATAAAGATAAATAAACACTGATTTTAAGTAAGTCCATTTTATTATATTTACGATATAATAAAAAGTATTTAACAATTGAATTAATTTTTTTTAATAAACCTTATAATAATATATTATTTGAAATTATAAAAAATTAAATAAAAAAAATTGATTATAAAAAACAATTTAAATCTAATCTCATATATTATAAGAGATGTCCAAATTCGCAAATTCCAATTATAATTCTATGAATGTTTCCAAGGTTGTTGGAATTCAATTTAGTATATTGTCCCCAGATGAAATTAGAAAGGGTTCAGTTGCTGAGATTACAAGTAGAGACACTTACATCAATAATAAACCAGTAATTGGTGGTTTATTTGATCCAAGAATGGGTGTTTTAGAACCAGGATTAATTTGTCCTACTGATGGTTTGGATTATATGCAAACTCCTGGTTATGCTGGTCATATTGAACTAGCAAGACCAGTATTTTATATTCAATATTTAAATACAATTCAAAAGATAATGCGTTGTATATGTTTCAAATGTAGTAAACTTCTTATTAGTAAAGAAAAATATAAACAAGCTTTAAAGGTTCAAGGAGATTCGCGATGGAAGTATGTGTTTTCATTGGCAAGTAAAATTAGAAGGTGTGGTGAAGATACAGAAGATGGTTGTGGATGTCTTCAACCACATAAAATTAGAAAAGAGGGCCTAGCAAATATTTTCGCTGAATGGAAATCAGAAGATTCAGGGTCTGAACCAATGATTGTTAGAATTACACCAGAAATGGTTTTAAAAATATTAAAGAGAATTTCAGATGAAGATGTTTCATTTATGGGTTTTAGTCCAGTATATTCGAGACCTGACTGGATGATTTGTCAGGTAATGTCTGTTCCTCCACCAGCAGTAAGACCTTCAGTTAAACATGACTCACAACAAAGGTCTGAAGATGATTTAAGTCATATCTTAGTAAATATTATAAAAACTAATAAAACACTTCAAGAGAAAATTCAAAATAATGCTCCATCAAATGTTATTGACGATTGGTCTACAGTATTACAATATTATGTAGCAACTCAAGTTGATAATAAGATTCCTGGTGCTGCTCCAGTGGCACAACGTTCAGGAAGACCTTTAAAATCAATTAAAGATCGATTGAATGGAAAAGGTGGAAGAATGAGAGGAAATCTTATGGCAAAACGTGTAGATTTTAGTGCCCGTTCTGTTATTACAGCAGACCCAAATATTTCCATTCGCGAATTAGGTATTCCCATGAAGGTTGCTAAAAATATTACAAAACCAGTTTATGTTAATAAAATTAATAAAAGTTTCTTGACAAAATTGGTTAGAAATGGTCCTGAAGTTTGGCCTGGCGCAAAAATGCTTGAGAAGCGCAATGGTGAATCAATCACATTAAAATATTATCTTGATAGAAATTCCATTGTTTTAGAAGAAGGAGATATTGTTCATCGTCACATGATGGATGGAGATGCTATCCTATTCAATCGTCAACCAACACTCCATAGAATGAGTATGATGTGTCATATTGCTAGAATTATGAAACGAGGTGATACTTTTAGAATGAATGTCGCAGACACAAAGCCTTACAATGCGGATTTCGATAAACTCTCTGTCGAAAACATGGGGCGCTAAAAACGTGAAACCCCATAGTCAAATGATTCAAATATAAAACTATTTAAATATAAAATATTTAGGAATATTAATGGAACCATCAAAATACCAAAAACTATCAAAAGAGATTTTGGATAATCCAACCGAAAGATATTGCGAAATTTATAAAATTACTAACCTCTCAAATGGTAAGATATATGTAGGACAAGCTGTTTCTCATATACTGAACCATAAGAGATACAGACCATACGGACACGAAGGAAGATTTAGATGTCACATTTCAGAAGCTTTCTCAACTAAGAAAAACCAATCACATTATTTAAATAATGCCATACGAAAATATGGTGTAAACGATTTTGTGGTTGAGTTAATTGAATGTTGTGAAACAGAAAAATCTGATGAAAGAGAAATACACTATATCAAAGAATTAAATAGCTTGTATCCAAATGGATATAATCTTAAAAATGGTGGTAGTGTGTTTACTCATAGTGATGAAAGTAAGAAAAGAGTGTCTAATGGTGTGATTAATTATTTCAAAGATAAGAAAGCAGAAAGGTTTAAAGACATCAAAAATATTGATGATGATATTGAAAAATATATTAAACCTTTAAATAGAAATAATCAGCAATATGGTTGGTATGTTTACATTGAAAAATGTAAAGCAGATTTTGGTGGAGTTCATATTCCTTTAGAAAAAAGTAAAGAAGACGCAATACAATTTATAAAATATTTAAAGAATCATTTGGCGAAACACCTTGATGCGGGAAACCCCTTAGAGTCTCTAACTACCACCTCTTAATAGAAATATTTTGAGGGAACTCGGTTAATAGCCGAACCCAAAGGTAATAATGTTAGAGAATTGGGCAATCCGCAGTGTTACTTCCTAAAGTCGTTTGGTAGACTATGGAAGGCATTCAGAGACTGAACGGGTGTTGGTGAGCGATGAAGGATTAGCCATCCAGAGCTTGCTTAAGATACAGTCCGGCCCCCTTGGAAACATTGGGGATATCGTCGGGAGACGAAATGAATTTACATATGCCGCAGGACCCAGAGTCCGAAGCAGAATTAAAAAATTTGGCAGCTGTTCCTTATCAAATCATTAGTCCAGCTAATAATGCTTCAATTATTGGTATTTATCAAGATTCTATGCTTGGTTCATATTTGTTTTCAAAAGAAGGAATTAAATTTACTCCTAGACAAGCAATGAATTTACTAATGATGTTTAATGGAGTTAATGAAAATGAACTCTTGAAAGAAATGGGAAAAGAAGGTGGAATTACTAATTATGATATTTTAAGTCAAATCATGCCTCCATTATCAATTAAAAATAAGATCGAAATCAGGAATGGCAAATACATCAAGGGTCAAATGGATAAAGGTGTATTGGGAGGAAGAACCAAAGGTCTTTTACAAAGGGTTTGTAATGATTTCGGTAACATGGCATCAGCTAAGTTTATTGACGACCTACAAAATATTGTAACTGAATATATGAAAAATGCTGGTTTTAGTGTTGGTATTAGTGATTTAATTTCTAATCAAAGCACTAATGAAGAAATAGTTAAGGTTATTACAAATAAAAAGAATGATGTTAAAAATTTGATTGACCAAGTTCAATTAGGTGTATTTGAAAATAATACTGGTAAAACCAATGAAGAAGAATTTGAAACTCAAGTTAATAGTATTTTAAATCAAGCTACTGCAGAGGCCGGTAAGATTGGATTAAAAAATTTGTCCGAGGGAAATAGATTTGTTGAAATGGTTAAAGCAGGCTCTAAAGGTTCTGACTTAAATATATCATTTATGATTTCTTGTCTTGGACAACAAAACGTAGATGGAAAACGTATTCCTTATGGTTTTGAACATAGAACTTTACCACACTTCACTAAATATGATGATTCACCAAGTGCTCGTGGATTTGTTGAAAGTTCCTATATTAATGGATTAACACCACAAGAACTATTCATGCACGCTATGGGTGGTCGTGTTGGTCTTATTGATACTGCTGTTAAAACTTCTACAACTGGTTATATTCAAAGAAGACTTATTAAAGCATTAGAAGATTTAATGGTTAATTATGATATGACCATCAGAACTAATAAGAATAAAATTGTTCAGTTCCATTATGGCGATGATGGAATTGATACTACAAAAGTTGAAGACCAAGATATGCCTATTGTTGAAATGAGCACACAAGATATATATAATCATTATTTGATTCCTGAGGAATCTGGTAAGGTAAAAACATTGAGTAATATTTTCCTCAAAAATACAATGACTAGACTTAAGAAACAGCAAGTTGAATTTGCTATTGAAATGAATGAATTAGTTAGACAAATGATTGATATTAGAACAACTATAGTTAAGAATGTATTTAAAAATAAAGGTGATAAGGTCGTATGTTGTCCAGTATCATTTAATTATATTATAAATACTATTCAAGGACAATGTGGAATAACCTCATCATCACTAGTAGATATTACACCACTTGAAGCCTATAATATTATTCAGGTATACTTTGATAAATTAAATAAAAATTATTATTGCCCACCAACTGAATTGTTTAAGACATTGTTCTTCTATTATTTGTCTCCAAAAGAACTTTTAGTAGTAAAGAGATTTAATCAAAATTCATTAATATTATTACTTGATACAATTGTGCTTAGTTATAAAAAATCAATCGTCGCACCTGGTGAAATGGTTGGTATGATTGCTGGTCAAAGTCTTGGTGAAGTTTCTACTCAGATGACATTAAACACTTTCCATTTTGCTGGTGTTGCTTCCAAATCTAATGTAACTCGCGGTGTTCCAAGAATTGAAGAAATTCTATCTTTATCTAGTGAAATTAAGAACCCATCTTTAAGTGTTTACTTAAAACCTGAAGATGAAAGACAAAAAGATAAAGCTCGCACAATTATGTATATGCTTGAGCATACTAGATTAGAAGAAGTTGTTAAATCAACTGAAATTTGTTTTGACCCCGACGATTTAAATACATTAATTGATGAGGATAGAGATTGTATTGAACAATATAGAGCATTTGAAAATTTAGTCGATGAATGTAATCAAGTTACTTTATCATCTGATGAAAATGAAAAATCTAAATGGATTGTTAGAATGGTTATGGATCCTGAAATTATGCTTGAAAAAAATATTACTATGGATGATATTAATTTTACATTAAAAAGTTGTTACGAAGACCAAATTAATTGTGTTTATTCTGATTTCAATTCAGACAAGTTAGTATTTAGAATTAGAATGAATGATATTTTAAAATCTGGAAATAATAGAGGTGGACAAAAGAAAACTAAAATTAATCCTCTTGACCAATCTGACCAAATTTATATTTTAAAAAATTTTCAAGACCAGCTTTTACAAAAAGTAGTATTAAGAGGTGTTCAAGGTATTAATAAAGTAATTCTTAGAAAAGTTTTAGATAATGTTGTAGAAATTAATGGTCTATATAAAAAACAAGACATTTGGGTTCTTGATACTATTGGCACAAATTTATTAGATGTTCTTGGTCTTGATTATATTGATAATACTAGAACATTAAGTAATGATATAGTAGAAATATATAATGTTCTTGGAATTGAAGCTGCTAGACAAGCTATTTATAACGAATTAGTTGAAGTTGTAGAATTTGATGGAACTTATATCAATTATCATAACTATAGTGTTCTTGTTGATAGAATGACATTTACTCATAAATTGATATCAATATTCAGACATGGAATTAATAATGATAATATTGGACCAATTGCTAAAGCTTCATTTGAAGAAACACCTGAAATGTTCTTAAAAGCTGCTAGACATGCTGAACTTGATACTTTA